CACCGGATCACCCGGCGTTCAGGCAAGGGCCGCAGATCTACTCGCCACATTGGGGCCACGCATCTCGGCAATCGAAGACAAATTCGCCCAAAAATACGGGTGGACCCCCAACCGAGCCACCCGCATCTGGGAAAACAGCCCCATCATCCAGCAACACGGACAAACGCTAGTCCCCAACCCGCCGCGCCCATGGATTCAGGGAAGGCCCGCACCACCCGGTAGCGGGCCTTCGTATTTTGGCGGAGGCCCGGCGGGCGCCGTGCAAGACCTGATCCCGGTCGACCACGACCCGTTTGCAGGCACGCCGTGAGAAAAGTGCGGAAACAAACGTGGCTCGCGCGTCAGGATAAGGCGCTCGCCCTCTACCGGGCCGGGCTCGACTTCTCCTCGATCGCCGCGCAAGACCGAGCGGCTCGATTGGCGACGGCTGCGTCTCCCGCAGAATGGCTCAAGTGCTTGTCCGTAAGGCGTTAGACAAGAGCGCCTTATGGCGACATTGCCGCCGATCACAAAAAACCCCGTGCCGGGTGCGGGGTTTTAGGCGTGGGTATTCCGTTGACTTTGCCCATCCGCGGTCGGGATCCTTTGGATCCGGCCGCGGATGATGGGAGGTTTCAGGAGCGCCGGCGGCGGCGATACGCGACGGCGCCCATGCCGATCAGGGCGCTGCCGAGCAGTCCGAGCGAGGCTGGCTCGGGCGTGGAAATCGCCTGGAACTGGGCGCCCGCCTCGGACTGTTGCGTCGCGATCGACGGCCCGAAATCCACCGAGATCGTCTGTTCGTCGGTGAAGGATCCGGGGACTGCGGCGAGGTTCACGATAAACGGCCCCGCGGTCTGCGGTGCGGCGCTAACCGGCAATGTCGCGCTGGCGATGGACGCGCCGTTGAACAGCATGTTGAACGAGGTCGGGCCCGGTAACCCGATCAAGCTGTTTTCAGTGAACGTGGTCGAGCTGACGCCGCCGGGGAAATTGCTGAGCCCGGTCTGGGTCAGCATGGCCTCCAAGATGTGGGTCGCGCTGAGCGCCCCGGCGGTGGCGCTGATCGTGATCGTTCCGAGATCGGGCGAGGGCACGGTCGGCGTGCCTTGCGCGCTGACTTGAATCGCGGAGAAGCTGGGGTCGCTACAGGTAACCGACAGAGGCGAAGCGGTGCTCGTTGCGCACCCCGCAATCGCGGTGCCGTTATCGGTGACCGATAATGTTAGAGTGGCGTTGGCCGAGCCGGCCAGCATGCCGAGCGCCAGAGCGACGCCGGAGAGCAACTGTTTGTGCATGTGACATTCCTTCCTGCGGACCTTTGTGCCGCATCAACACCGGGTGCAAATACCGGGCCAAAGCAGTAACCTCTTGATTCTTATGATTTCCTGCCTCGATGCGTGGCCTGAACAAACGGGAAAAGCGTAAGATCGGTCGACACCGGATTCTGGAAAACTTTACACTTTCGGCCGCTTTTTGATTCGCTCTTTACCACGAAGAGGAGGTCGGCATGTGTTTTGGCTTGGGGACCATCGAGCACTTGCTGATCTGGATCGTGGTGGTGCTGGCGATGCTGGCGATCATCAGGGTGCTGCTGGCGCTGGCCACGCCGCCGGCCGAGCTGGCCTGGGCGCTGAATGCCGCGATCCAAGTGGTACGAATCGTCATATGGGCAGCGATCGTCATCGCCGTCATTGTCGTTGTCTTTGGGCTCCTGGCGTGCGTCGTGCCGTTGCCGCTGCCAATACGCTAAAGAACCGCCTCCCCGCTGCATTGATGGGCCTGAGGACGGGCTGCAACCGTCGCTAGCAACAGGCCGATGGGGACAGTCAGCGGGGTCTCAGTTGCTTGAGGCCTGATCCGCTGCCCTCGCGAGTGTCCGCGGGGGAGGGGGTTCTGTATCGCCCGCTGTATATATGGCCAATGGCCATCATGGTCAATGGCCAATGGCCAAAAACTTTTCGAGGCTCGAATGTCCGACGATCGCGGCGCCAATCCGGGCGGTGTCTACCCGGTCGGCAGCGCGCAGCCGGCCGCCGGCAGCGGGCTGACCCAGGACCCGGACGCCGCGCCGGGCGGTGTCGCGCAGGGCGGGGCACCGCAGGTGGCTCGCGGCATGCTGCCGCAAACCTCGGCCCCCGGCTTTGGCATGCGCCCGGCCACGGGCTTCGGGCAGCAGCAGCTCGCACCGCCGGGGATGATGGTCAACCCGGCTTTTCTCCAATGGCGCCAGATGGCGGCCGCCTGGCACGCCGAACAGTCGCGCCGGCAGATGCAGTTTCTGTCGGCCTGCAATGTGATCCGGCGCGATGCCGCGACCGGCTATGCGATCGATATCGAGGCGGACTCGACGATCGCCGCCGACGAGCAGGCGGAAAAGCAGGCGCGCACCGAGTTTCTGACGGCGATCATGCCATTGCTGCAGGTCATCGTGCCGCAGATCCAGCAAAACCCGGCGATCGCACCCCTAGCCAAAGCCTTGGTCATGTTCGGGATGCGGGCGTTCCCGGCGGCCCGCTCGCTCGAAGAGATGTTCGAGCAGGCCTTTGCCACACTGGCGCAGACGCCGCCGCAGCCGCCGCCGCAGAAGGGCAACACCAAGAGCCCGGCCGAGATCGCCAGCGAAGCGCAAATCGCCCAAGGCGAGCAGCGGGTCGACATGGCCAAGATCCAGGGCGACCAGCAGAAAGAGGCGGTCCAGCTGCAGGTCCAGCAGCAAAAGAACGCGACCGATATGTGGAAGGCCTTTGCCCAGCTCCAGCAGGATCAGCAGAAGCAGCAATCCGACAATATGTTCCGCGCGGCCGAGCTGGCGCAGCAGAGCGAGGTTCAGCAGGCGCGCTCGCAGCTCGCCACGGCACGCATCTCCAGCATGCTGAGCCGCCAAACTGCGGGGCTAGTCTGAGGAGGACGAGAGCGCCCGGCGGGTCGGTTCTACGGCCTCGGGGAGAAGCCGGACGCCCTCAGGGCTCCAGTGGCGGCTCACCCTCCGCGACGTTCGCCCTAAGCGGAATATAGCGGGGAATTGAGGGTCGAGGGAGGGTGATGGGCGCGGACGGGTACTAGTAAGCCGCCGACTTTCCGAGGGGCTGGAATGCCCTCGCCTCTAAGAGCGGGCCGCGCAGCCTCCCACAGCTGATCGCTCCTACGGGGAGTTTAAGCAATGCGACGGCGCTATGTCATGCGCAATGGCGAGCTCGTGCCCTGGCGGCCGCCACCGATATCGGCGGCACGCTCGGATCTGTCGGCGCCGATCGTGCAGACCGACATCGAGCCTTACCGCTCGATGCGCACCGGCGAGATCATCACCGGGCGCGCCCAGCACCGGGAGCATCTCCGGCGCTACGAGCTGACTGAGGTCGGCAACGAGGCCTCGACGATCATGGCGCCGCGCAAGCCGGTCGAGCCGGAACCCGGCGAGATCGCCCAGGACATCAAGCGCGAGCTCGCCCGCGATCCCGGCGAGCGCCGCACGATGGCCGAAACGGCACTGCGCGGTGCCGGCTACGAGGGCCCGCAGATCGACCGCATCCTCGATCCCCCCTGATGCCGTGCGAATTCTGCCGCCACGAGCCGCCGCAGGCCAGACAGGGGAGCCCCGGCGGCATCTGATCGCCTCGTGCTGCGAGGGTGCCGTTGGCGGTCCCTGCGAGGTCACCAATCAGGGAAGCTGTCATGAAAACCGTCGTGATGCGGCGCTCGGACCGCGAGAAGAAGGACGCCGAGGAGGACTATGCGATCCCTTATCGGCCGATGGCGGCGGATTACCCTCACGGGCTGACGATCACCCTCGACGACGGCAGCCTTAAAAAACTCGGCGTCAATGAGATGCCCAAGCCCGGCGACAAGTTTCGCATCGAGGGCGAGGCGCATGTGATGGAGTCGGCGCAGCGCGACACCGATCAGAGCTCCGACCGCCGGGTCGAGCTGGTGCTGCACGAGCTCGGCGCCGAGAAGAAGGCCGATCCGGCCAAGCGCGCCACGACGGTCCGCGAGGATCTCGAAGATGCGCGCCACCAGGCGCGCGGCACGACTGCTGCTGTAGGGCGCATCGGCGCCCGTTAAACGGAGTCTCCAGGAATGGCTGACGACAACACCACCGGGGCCGGTGGCGGCGCCCCTGCGACCGGCAATTCGCCGCCCTCCGACGATCTGCGCTCGCTGATCGCCGGGATCACGACCGAGGCGAAGAAGGAACAGCCCACGGAACCGCCGGCTGGCGGTAGTGGCGAGGCCTCGACGCCGGCGCCGAGCGGGCCCGCGCGGCCGACGCCCGAGCGTGGCCGTGGCGGGCGGTTTGTCGCCGGCGGCGAGCAGACGCCGAGCGAGCCCGAGCGCAGGGAGCCGCTGCGGCCGCCGCCGGAGCCCACTGGCGAGCCTCCTGGCGAGGGCGATAAAGGACCCGTGCCGCCAAAAGAGGCGCCACAGCCGGCCGCCGGCGAGCGCCAGACGGGCACCAAAGAGACCGCCGCACCCGAGCATTGGTCGGCCGGCGACAAGGCGATGTTCAACGCCTGGCAGCCGGCGATGCGCGACCAGTTTTTGACGATGTACAAGCGCATGGAGGGCGGCTTTACCCAGCGCCTGCAGCGCGGTGCCGAGCTCGAGCGTGGCTTTGGCGAGATCGAGCAGCTGTTCCAGCCCTATGGCGAGATGCTGCGCCAGCGCAACATGGCGCCCAAGGACATCATCAAGACCTGGCACGAGGTCGAGCGCAACCTGAGCCTGCCCACCGAGCAGAACCAGGTCATCGCCAGGATGATCCACAATTACAACGCCGATCCGGCACAGATCGCGCGCTATTTGAACCAGCTGCGCGGTTTTGCCGATCCCGGCGGGCAGTCCCAGCCGGCGCGGGTCGGCAATGGTGCGGATCCCTCGACCGGGATCCATCCCGCGCTGGCGGCCCGGCTCGATGCGCTCGAAACCGACCGCACCCAGCGCGTCCAGGCCGACCAGGACGCGCGCCTGCAGGATGCGCATCGCCAGATCAATGAATTCGCCAATGCCAAGGATGCCGATGGCAACCTTGCGCATCCCCATTACGCCGAGCTCGAGGGGGAGATGATGCAGCTGGCCTATGCCGACCGTACGGCCGGCAGGACGCCAGTCATCGCCGACCTCTACGAGCGCGCGGCGTGGGCCAACCCGGTGGTTCGCGACAAGTTGCTGGCCTCGCAGCGTGAAGCCGAGGACAGGACTCAAGCGGCCGCCAGGAAAGCCAAAGCCGAGGCCGCGCAGCGTGCCGGTTCGAGCGTCACCGGAGCGCCGAGCTCCGGCCAGGTGCCGAATTCAGGAGCTCCCGACCGCTCCATCCGCGACGAGATCCGCGCGCACATGACCGGGAACGGCAGCGGCCGGGTCTAGTCGCTTTCCGACAATCCTATTGATGACGGGGCCCGAGCCGGGCCCCGCAGGAGGGGGTCTTGCCTTCACCGAACCCGAATTGGGGCGAAATTACAACTACCACACTGTTCAATAGGAGCCGTAAGCTCGCCGACAACGTCACCAAGAACAACGCAATCCTCGCCCGGCTCTCGGCAAGAGGAAAGATCAAGCCGGTCGATGGTGGTCAGGCGATCGTCCAGGAACTCGAATACTCGGAGAACGGCACTTACAAGCGCTATTCCGGGTATGACATATTGAATATTTCGCCGAGCGATGTCTTTACCGCCGCACAGTATCCCTGGGCGCAGGCCGCGGTCGCAGTCTCGATCAGCGGTCTCGAAGAATTGCAGAATTCCGGCGAGGAGCGGATGATCGATCTGCTCGAAAGCCGGATCGGCAATGCCGAGCGGACCATGACCAATGGGATCTCGGGCGACTGCTACGGCGACGGCACGCTCGACGGCGGCAAGCAGATCGGCGGATTGCAGCTCCTGGTGGCCGATGTGCAGACCGCCGGTGTCGTCGGCGGCATCGATCGCGGTCTGTGGCCATTCTGGCGCTGTTATATCGGCTCGTTTAGTGGTGCGGGGCTGACCCCGGGTACTGCCACGATCCAAACCATGATGAACCGATCCTGGTTAAACCAAGTGCGTGGCACCGACCGGCCGGATCTACTGATCGGTGACAACGCTTATTTCCAATTCTATTGGGAAAGCTTGCAGGCGATCCAGCGGATTACTTCGACGGCCGAGGGTATGGCGGGTTTCCAGAGCCTCAAATTCATGGACGCCGACGTAGTGTTCGACGGCGGCTTTCAGGGTGTGGCGGCCGGGACCCTGGTCGGCGGCCCGGTCGGCGGCGGGATTACTTGGGGAACCCTCGGTGGTGCGCCAAATAATCATATGTATTTTCTGAATACAGATTACATATTCTTGCGGCCGCACCGTGAGCGCAACATGGTGCCGCTCAATCCTGACCGCTTTACTGTCAATCAAGACGCGATGGTCAAGTTGGTCGCCTGGGCCGGCAACATGACCATGTCGAACGCTTTTTTGCAGGGCGTTCTGATCAACTAGCAGCGTCTCGCGCAATTCTGGAGGAGTGCTTGGCAATGGCTTACGCGTTTATCGACGACACGATCGGGAAGACCCCGATCGCCCAGGTCGACGCGGCGATGCGCTCGCCGCAATACCCCGGCTTTATCGGTCATGCCGTCGACCCGGTGCAGGGCGGCGGCGAGTTCGTGTACCTGCAAGGGGTCGCCAATACCGTCCGGGGCTCGCTGGTGACCTACAACTCGCTGACCGGGGCGACCGTCCTGGCGGCGACCGGCGCCAAGGGCGGCTCGCCGGTGGCGGTGGCGATGGCGGCGATCGGCGCCGGGCAATGGGGCTGGTACATGATCACCGGCGACGCGCAGATCGCCAAGGTCGCAGGCGCGCTCACCGTCGGTACGGCGGTCGGGGTCACGGCCACTCCTGGCCAGGTCGGCACCAGCGCCGGTGGCTCGGCGACCGCCGGGGCGTTGACCGCTGCGGTGATCGATGCGGCGGCCGCTGCCGGCGATGCGACGGTGCATGTCAATATTTCGCGCGCCGAGGTGAACTGAGGAGGGGATGAGATGGCCGCCACGGTTAATACCTTGGTGCATGTCGGGATGGCGCCGGCCGCGGCGCGGCTGCTCGGCGCCGATGGCGCGAACGGGGCTCCGGCACGGATGCTTCAGCATGTCGGAATCCCGGCGCAGCAGGCGCAGCTCCTCGGCACCGATCAGCCGGGCGGCGGTCTCAATGTATCGATGTTGCGGCTGATGGCGGTCGGCATGCCGGCCGCCCAGGCCCGCCAGCTCGGGGTGTAGTTTTTTTCCGATGGCGACCAAACGTGAGGTCATGCTGGCCGGAACCGCGGCCAAGCTGGCTCACATGCTGGCCAGCGACCAGCCGGCGGTCGTCACCCCGGCCGGCGCGGACCAGGCGAGCGCCACACTGCTTCAAGCCAATTTTGTCATCCTCGAAGGGGCGACGGCGGCGGCTCAAGGTGTGCGCTTGCCGCCGGCCGCCGGCCAGTATCTGCACGTGCTGCGCAACTCGACGGGCTTTGCGGTCAACGTCTATCCCTCTGGCACCGAGCATTTCGGACCCCCGGACTCCGGGCTCGGAGGGGTGCCTTTTCTGCTGAACGCGGCCACGACCGGGCTCATGGTGCCGTCGCGCCGGCAATGGCTCGGCATGCAGGGAGCGGGCGGCGGTCAGACCTATCCCTATCTGCCGCTCGCCGGCGGGACGCTGACGGGTCCCTTGACCTTGGCCGGCGATCCGGCCTCGGGATTGCAGGCGGCAACCAAAAACTACGTCGACAACAAGACTTGGAATGTCGGCGCCGGACTGATCTTGACTCCCGGCACCAACCTGAGCAGCTGGGACAATAACCAATCGACCTGGGATGCCGGCCAGTCGGTCTGGGATATGGCTCCCGGCGGCGGTCCCGCCACGCTATCGGCAGTCGGGGCGGGCACTGTCGCCGTGAGGACCAGCTCGTATACCCTCTCGGCCGCGGGCATCGGGCGGATCTTTGTCTCCTTCAACGGCGCCGCGACCATCACGCTGGCCGCAGCGATGCTGGTCATCGGGCAAGAGGTCGTGGTCATGGACCGAAGCGGGGCCTGTGGCGTGCCGAGCCCGAGCACGAACGTGATTACGGTGCTGCCGGGGGGCTCAGCCAATATCGACAACCAACCTTCGGCGATTATCAATACAGCTTACGGCAGGCTTCGACTGATCTTCGACGGCACAAACTTTGGGGTGGCGTGATGCGTGTGCTTGCGCTCGTTGTGCTTCTCTGTGCAGGGGCAGCGCAAGCGCAGGTCCACCCCACGCCGCCGACGACCGATGTGCCGTGGACCCTGTACAACACTTTAACGGGCAACGGCGTCAGGTTTCCCGGTGATGTGAATGTGCAGGCGTGGGGCGCCAAAGGCGACGGCACGACCGGAGACGGCGCGGCGATAAATGCGGCGCTCGCCTATGTCGGGGGCCTCGGCGGCGGTACGGTCTATCTCCCTCCGACCGGGGCCGCCTACGTGATCGACCACGGCCTGACCGTTCCGGCCGGCGTCCATCTCCAGGGTGCGGGGGGGCTCAATTGGACCAGCCCGATCGACAACACCGAAAGCCACTGGACCAATAAATCAACTTGGTTGCATTGCACGGACACTGTCAATCCGTGCGTCGATATCACCGGCAGCTCGGCTGCGGTCGAGGGCATAAATTTTTGGTACACGCAACCGACACCGACCAGCGGGACGTGCGCTAGTCCGTGCGTCTTCGTGCCGTATACCTGGACCGTGTTCCCCTACACGATCAAGGTCGACGGAACCACCGCAGCGGTTGGGGTCTGGATCAACAACAACAGCATCGTCAACGCCTCGCATTGCGTGGACTGGGAGGGGCCGGCCAACGGGGTATTCGGCAGCTACTCGGGGATGGACCGCAACAATTTCGGTTGTTTCAATGTCGGCACGCGGTTCTTTCGGATCGACAACACGCTGAATTTGAGCCGGCTGCGCTACGAGATGTGGTGGTATCAGGGCTCGGCGAACTGGTGGTACGCGATGGAAGGGGCCAGTCATGTCGACTGGGACGTCAGGTATCTCGCCAATCCGCAGGTCACCGATGTCGAGTTCTCGTTTAGTGGCACGGCGATGCAGCTCTCCGAGGACGGTGTGACCAGTGGCTTCGGGCAAATTCATATGGCCCTCGGCCATATCCAGGCCAAAGGAGTGTCGTTCAACGAAGTCTGTCAAGCGATGACGGTGGCGGCTGGGACGACTGGGGGATCGACACCCACGCCGGTACCGGCCTCGCAAGCATCGGTCACCGGGCGGTTCACCGGATCGATAATCTACACCGACAGCACCTCGAGCAAGACTGCGGGGCAGTGCGCGCAGGCGACGCCCTACGCGATCAACCTCGCCTCCAGCAACGCTGATGTCTATTTCGACGGCATTGATGGTGGCTGGTTCCAATCCCTGGCCTACATTGGCGGCGGCAGCGGCGGGCAATTGCACCTCGCCAACACTACTGTGCAGCAGTATTCTCAGTATGCCGCCGGGGCTGCCGGTGTCGTCGCCAACACCAATTCATTGGTCGAGTTCGTTGGGACGCCGCTGTTTTATCCGTCGGGCAGCTTTACGGCGGGGGCGCTGTGCTCGGGCGCCGGCTGCACTACCCATGCCAACACCATGATATCGGGTCTGGAGCTTGGCGGTGTCGGCGGCTCGGTCAGCGAGCTGTGGTTCTCGAACATCAAGACGCCGCAGTCTCCGGGGTACTATCTCGGCACCCCGGTGTGGGGATGGCGCAACGATCCGCCGACCGGGACTTTCTTTCTTGACCGGTTCGATCCCAACGGCGTCTTGGGGTTCATCGACACTCCGTTTTCCATCGTCCCGACCGGAACCGGCAGCGGACAGACGCAGACCCAGATTACCGGGCAGGCGGTGATCCACGGCGGCAGCTATCTGGTGCCGATCCTGATAAACCAACTGCCGGCCTGCGGCGGCGCGAACGCTGGCTTGCTCCAGGTGGTGTCGAATGGCGCGTCGAGCCCACCCCCTGTCTAGGGCGGGGCGGTGGGCTCGACGACGGGAAGCCTTGCGGCGCTTGTCATGTGCAACAATACGGCATGGATTTATCAGTGAGGCCGCTGCGGTGACCGGGTGGCTCACACAGCAAACCAAACCAACCCCGGATTTTCCGGGGTTTTTTATTGGAGGGGCCGATGCCCGACTATATGCGAAGCTTTGGCGCGCCTGCGGCCCAGCTGCGGGGCGAATTCTTTGTCGACAGCGAAAAGGACGGGCTCGCCTCGGCAAAGGCCGGGCGCGACATCTTCCGCTCGGTCGAGCGGGTGCGCATCGTGATCCCGGGTGCCGTCGCCTCGATCGTCGTCAAGAATGTCGACGACACCCACCGGGAGCGCTGGCCCGAGGCCTATGCGGCGTTCAAGCGCGGCCAGGAGGCGCCGCTGCAGGGCATGCCGCTCGAAGAATGGCCGATCCTCAACAAGGCAATGATCGCCGAGCTCCATCACCTGCAGATCCGCACGGTCGAGGAGCTCGCCGGTCTCTCCGATATCGCGGTGCAGCACATCGGCATGGGCGGTCAGATGCTGCGCGAGCGGGCGCGCGCCTGGTTTGACGACGCCGAGCACGAGGCGCTGACCAACAAGCTGTTGGGCGAGAACGACACATTGCGCTCGCGGGTCGCGACGCTCGAAACCCAGGTCGAGGCGCTGGGCCAGCAGATGCTGCGGATGGCGGGTGCCGCTCAGCAGCAGCGCGACATGATGCCGGCCGCACACGCCTATGTGCCGGGTGAGCACGACCCGCACGAGATCGCCAAAGCCGCCGGAGCGCTGATGCCGCCCTCTCCGGGCTCCGCGCTCGATGCGCTTGCCCAATCGGGCGGCGATCGCCGGCACCGACAGTCCGGGCGTGGCTCTGACGGGCGGTTTGTGACCGAGCGGAAGGAGGAGGCGGCCTGATGGCGCGATTGACCGCGGCCCGCCGCAACGCGCGCGCCGGCAATAGCAGCAACAGCCGGATCTCGGGCGAGCTCGCGCGCCGGCTCGGGGCGCACGACAAACGATGAGCGGGATTCGCGGGCCGTGGACGGAGGACCACCCATTGCCGGTGATCGAGATCAAGGGCGCGTCGCCGCCCAAGGTCGAGCACTACTTTCCGCCGACCGCCGACAACCCGCTGCCGGTCTACATCGTCCACGGGAAGCCCGATAAGCCGGAGCAGGGCCCCGCCGAGCCGGCGCCGCTCGAGGACGCGCCGCGTGACGGCCGGATCTACGCCCGGCGCAACGGCGAGTGGATCCCGATCGGCGTGCAGCAGGAATAACGATGGCCGACGAAGTCTGGTTTTCGCCGAGCACGACGAGCTGGGATCAGGGGATGTAAAATGCCTTCACAAATCGACACGACCATCCCCGTTACGGGGAACCCGACCACGGCCTCGGTTCGCAACAACTTTCTTATTGCTTCCAACGAGATCTCGGCGCTGCAGGCAACGCCGCCGGGTGGCGGTACACCAGCGAACCCGACAGCGACGATCAGCGGCACGATGGTTCCCGGCACCCGGACCACCTACATGCGGTCGGACGCGGCGCCGGCCCTGGCTAATACCACAGTGACGCCCGGCCCCTATACCAACACCGATCTGACGGTGGATGCCCAAGGCCGGATCACCGCCGCGGCAAACGGCACGGCTCCGGCCGGCGCTACGGGGGCCAACCCCTCCGCGCAGATCGGCGCTACTATGATCCCCGGCATTGCCAATACCTATATGCGGAGCGATGCGGCCCCGGCGCTGGCAGCCGTGAATAGCAATGTAGGCAGTTGGAACAACGCCAACATTACGGTTGACGCGCAGGGTCGCGTCACGGCTGCGGCAAGCGGCACCACAGGCGCTGGCGCCGATACCGTGACCCGCGCGGTTTCCGCCGCCGGAACCACGCAGGCGACGGCGACCACACTCACCGCCGCGATCAACGAGGTCACGACAGTTGCCGCGGGTGCGGGATGTGCGCTTCCGGCAGCAACAATCGGCGGACACTGCTACGTCCGAAACAGTGGGGCTAACGCCCTGACGCTTTATCCGCTCAACGCCAGCAATGCGATCATCAATGCGCTGGCCGCTAACGCGCCGATCATCGTACCGGTTGATACGACCGCTCATCTAGTGGCTGTGGCAGCTACCCAATGGTTCACCGTGCCATGATTAAGTTTCTTACTCTTGCGTTTGCATTATGCCTATCGGCTGCTGCTGCCCATGCTCAGGCGGTTGCTGGGCGGCCGACCCTGTTTATGGCTACCGCCGTCAATGCTACGAACCCGAATGCTCAGGTCATTACGACATCCGGCGGCTTTACCAATACGGCGCTGAATATCGTCTGCGCTAATTTCACCGCACCGAACACGGGCAACGCTACGGTTGCGGTCGACGGCAAGGCCGCGCTTGCCGTGCAAACCCAGATTCCCGGTGGACTGTCCCCGTTGGGCGGCAACGAGCTGATGGGGTATCAGTGTCTGCAAGTCAATGTCGGTGCCACCAGCTTTGTGTTGGGTGGCATCCACGGTGGGATTACCGTCAATCCCGCCGCACACAATGTGACCAGCGCCGAGTGGACGTACGGATGGACATTTGTTTGCGTCGCCACGGGATGCAATTTGACATTCCCCGCCGTGAACACGCTATCCGGTCAGGGCGGAGTGACCATTGCCACGATAGGAGTGCAGGCGACATTGACGCCGGCTACGAGTTCGGGCGACGCTATCAATGCGGGGCAAGTCGGCGGCGGTGCGGCCAACGCCGCGGTGACATTTCCGGCCGATATGCAATCTTTTATCATCACCACCGGCGCCAACGCGCTGACCGTGCCGATGGGGCCGGTGCGCGATGCCTCGTTTGCCTGGATGCCGGGGATGGATCTCAACAAGGCAACTACCGGGTTTGGCGTCAAACGCTCGGCAACGCCGCTGATCGTCTACGCGATCAACTGCGAGAACGACATCGTCGAGAGTGCCGGTTCGATGCAGTTCTATCAGCAGACGGCAAACGGCGCGATAAACGCAGGGACGACGATAGGGAGCGCATTCAACATGACGGCGGGTGCGTTGGCCGAAGCCACGAACCTGCTGGGTACATCGACTGTTGTCGTGGCTGCCAATTCGTGGATTGGAGCCGCCGTCACGCCATCATCCACCGCATTGGGGCAGGGGCGATGCAACGTCTCCTTTCGCTAGTCCTGCGTAGCCTTGGCGTAGCAGGATTGATGGGGGTGCTGCTGGTGTCGATGTCGGCCGATGCGTTCATCCTGCTGATGCCGACCGGCGGCGCCGGGCCGCCGCCCTGCTTCACTGCTCCAGCGAGTGTCGGCAGTGGCGCGGCGGCCTTCAGCGTTGGAGTCGGGACGGCTCCCTTCACTCTGTGCCCGTGAGGTCGATATGAAAAATTTAATTACCGGTGCGCTGATCGGAGCGGTGGTCGCTGTCCTAGTCGCGGGAGGCGTCTATTCGGCGACCAGCCTTCTGTATCTTTCCGGCACGGCTCCGGTCGTTGGTCATATGTTGACGGCGGCCGACACGACTGGTGGCGTGCAGGACGGCGGCGTTGCCGTCGGGGCCGGGGCAGCCAACACCTGGACTGCTGCCAATACGTTCAACGCCAATGTCTTCCCGCCGTCGCCGGCGGCTATCACCGCAACAACCGCAAATCTCGACCCGACGGCGACGGCGATGTGCGGCGGCACCATCGGCTACAACAATGCGGCGGCGGGGACGCTGTCGATTTTGAGCACTTGGCCGGCAGGCTGCAATGTCGCCGTGGTCGCGGTCGGCGCGGGGTTGGCGACCATCGCCGCAGGTACCGGCATCGTACATTCGGCCTGCACTACCGTGCGGACCAGGGCGCAGTATTCGATCATTTGGATACGGCAGGAGACGAGCGCTGCCGCCGGTACCGTGGATGTAAGTGGGGATTGCGGCTGATGAAGTTTCGTCATTTCTTCTGCTGGGCAGTGCTGGCGGGGGCTCTCGTCTCCGGGCTCTCCTTGCGCGCCCAGTTCCTGCCCATCGGCATGGGCAAGCCTGCCGCCGGCGGCGGGGCGGCGACCGGCACATGTGCCGCGTCGACCGCGTGGCTGGCGCGGGTGTATGCCGCGAACGGCAACGCTAATCTCAGCGCCACCACCACCCTCGATGACACGATGATCTGCGGGATGGTCAGCGACGGCGTGTGGGCGAAGATGGACGCGATCTGGCTGCCGGGGGGCTTCTCGTCCCAGCCGGTGTCCAACCTCAACATGCTGGCGAACACCTTCCCGCTCACCGTGCACGGCGCGCCGGCATGGGCGGCGAATGCTGGATACACGGGGACGGCGTCGGCTACGCCGGCCAATTACCTCGACACCGGATTTAATATTCTGTCGTCGGGCACGACCTACACAAATACCAACGCACACGTGTCCGTTTGGATTTACAACGACCTGCAGTCGGCGAGTGCGGGTGTCGGTATTGTCCTGGGTGCGCAGGCGACCAACAATGGGACGTACTTCATCCCGTGGTATAACGATGGCGATACCTATTTTACAGTGAACAACACCATCAGCGCCCAAGCTATAGCCGTACTGGCACACACCATAGGTTCGTGGGTGCTCAACCGGTGCGCCGGCTGCTCGGCACTTGGTCAACTGTTTCGCAATGGGGTATCCGTGACACTGTCTCCAACCTTAGGCGCTGCGACTACGGCGCCATCGCTGTCGATCTACTTGCTGGCCGGCAATGTGAGCGGCGTCGCTACGGACGGAGCCGGCTTGCAGGTGGCGGCGGTTACTGTCGGCGGCACCGTCGTCGGCAACCCCGACACCCTCTGCGTCGGAGGGACCAGCTGCGTCAGCAGCCTTGGCAGCACGCCGGTGACTGCGGCCAATGCGTCCGGGGCGACCGGGCTGGTGCCGCGGCTGTGCGCCCGCCTTGCCGCGGTCCATGCCGGGGGTACCTGCTGATGCCCCTCCTTCGCCGAGGCTTCGGAGGGCTGGTGCTGGTCTGCATAGCCTTGGCGACGCAGGCCGGCGCCAGGGCTGACGTCACGATCCGCAATTACGACGGGGGTGGCACTGCGCAGGCGAATAGCGTCAACATTTTCGACACGCAGCGGAACAAGATCGACGTGACCGACGGCGCGCTGATCCAGCTGCCCGATGGCAGCTTTGCACTGTACGGCTCCGCTTGGAGCTGCGGATGGCGGCTGGGACAGCAAAGCGCCGGGTCAAACCCGCACGGGATGCCGTGGTGCGGCGTGAATGTTTACACGTCCCCAGACCTGCGCAACCACAATTGGACTTATCGCGGCCCGCTATTCGATGTCAATGCCACGAATGTCGACGACGCCGCGCATACGATTTCGGCTGGTTGTGCGGGGGCGACGCATGGCGCGTCGAGTGAGTACTGCGGGATACCCAAGGTCCGCCTCAACCCGAATACCGGGTTGTACAATGTGTGGGTTGCCCTGCGCAGCGGCGGAGCCTCGGGCAATTACGTCAATGTGTTCACCTGCACCTCGCCGACCGGCGGGTGCACCCAGCACCCGCAGATAACCTTCGCGGTGGCCGGCGCTACGGTCAACGATCTCGAGCCGCTGATCGACGGTACGAATATCTACCTGTTCCACACCGATCAGAACGTCAATGCGTACGTGGAGAAGCTGGCCGCCGACGGGTTGTCGGTTTCCAGCACATTGCAGACCTTCCCGTCGATCGGTGAGGGCATCTCTGCGTTCAAGTCGGGCAGCACCTATTATTATCTGTCGGGAAGCGGGTGCAACTATTGCAACGATGCGATAACCCAGTATTGGATATCGACGACCAACATCGCCAGCTGGCCGACCAGTGGTCAGGCGGGGGCGAATATTCTTTCGCACAGTACTTGCTTTGCTCAGAATTTCAACGTCACACAGCTTACGGCCGGCGGCATCACGACGTATTTGCTGAAGGCAACTCGTTACTTCGGGCCACCCGCTGGCGGCCCGGGAGCGTACAACGATCATGGGAAGGCGAACGAATTCTGGTATCCCCTGAGCTTCACCGGGACGACCATCAACCCGATGGTAGGGTGCTCCGGCGACCCCGTTTCCAGCACGATACCGGCAACGGTCACGGTGCCGGGAGTGACCCCCGTGACGCCACCGGTATTCACTGCGGATGTGACCAGCGAGGGCGGGCTGTTTGGGAGCCACTGCGACATCACGGCGGCCGGCACGGCGTTCCCGCAATTGTCGCGGATGCAGGTCTTCACCCCGACCCAATCGGGTACCAGGCAGCTTGAATTCATGGCGGCAGAGTGCAATCAGAATTGCCCGTTTAGTTCGGTATCGGGGGTGGTCGGGTGTCCGGGTCCGGACAGCAACCTGCTGGTCCAGGTGTTCAACACTACCGGCAGCGGCACGGCTGCGGTGCCGACCGGGCCAGCCCTCTTCACCTACACGGGCAATCCGCAGTCCAATGTGACTTGGGCGCAGGGCAGCCCCAACCCTGTGCCGTGGGTTCCTCACGCGACGCAGATGACGGTGTCGTTGACGGCGGGTGTTGCCTATGCCCTGGTGATGTCGGCGGCTCCAGGGGCGACAGTCGGCTCGTATACGTCGACCTACGATCAGACCGGGACCAACCCATACCCGGCGGGCTTTGAAGCGACCTCGGTGAATTGGCCCACCGGGAACACCTGGACAGTCGAGGCTAATGTAGCGGCGAAGTTCTCGATCATCAACACGGGATTGGTGGCGGGGCCGCCGACCGGTGGGTTCCGGCGATTCGGGCACCATTGAGGCGCCTTGGAATTGAGAGAGAATGAGTAGGAGGACAAAGTGGCACGCAAGATCGAGCTGCGCACCGGGTGTCTGTTCGCCAACGGTGCGGGCGGCCCGCCGGTGGCGTTTGCCTGGGGCAAGACGATGCAGGACATCCTGCGGCGGGCGCCGCCGGGAGGCGTCAACCTCACCGAGGTCCTGCGCTCGGTCGAGGCGCTGGGGCCGATCACGAAGGCGGTCGACGACAAGGCCGAGAGTGTCACCTTGACCGAGGAGCAGTGGCGCACCTTGCGCGATCGCCTCGAGGAATTCCCGTTTGGCGTCGCCGATCCGGCGATTGCCGAATTCGGGCTGGCGGTCAGGAATGCCCCGGAAATCACCTGAAGAGGAGGAGAAGATGCAGACCGTGCGGTTTTTTGAGGATCAGGGAAATCCCGGCGACCAGCCCCGGCTGTTGATCGGCATCGCCAGCTGCGAGGAAAGCTGGGAGGCCGACGGCGGCCGCCGCGAGGCGGTGCGGGTGGCGACGACCGCGGATGCGACGGCTTATGCCGCCGTTTATGCCGCGTATCTGGGGCAGTTCGAGCAGCAGCAGGCCGGCGAGGCCACGGCCGAGCCGGTGGCCTGATGACATCTCGTCCGTCGGCAGGCACTAACATGCCTGCCTTACTCCATCGATGGTCACCCTAGGGATGCCCGAGAGTCGCGCCAAGACCAAGGCCGGCAAGCAGCGCCACGTCGCCAAGACCATGCACGAGTTCAAGGAAGGGGATCTCAAGAACTCGTCCGGGCAGACCGTCACCAACCCCAGGCAGGCGGTCGCCATCGCCTTGTCGCAGACCGGCCAGTCAAAACCCCAAAGAAACTCCTCTGGCGAGCGCAAGGGACGCGGGTCGAGCAATTCTAGCCTGTCGCGCCGGCTCGACCAGCGGCTCGACCAGCGCCGGCGATGACCGTCGTCGCCTATCGCGACGGGGTGCTCGCCGCCGACAGCCTGGCGACCGCCGGGCACGTCAAGACCGGCCAGGTACAGAAGATCTGGCGGTTTGATGATGGCCGGCTGGTGGGCGGTGCGGGCGGGGCCGGCGATATGTCGACCTTTGTCGCTTGGCTCCTGGGCGGCGGCCGGGGTCCTTGGGAATGCCGGGACAAGGAGAACGGCTTCTCGGCATTGGTGGTCGCCGGCAACGGCGAGGTCGCGATCTATGACGCCGAGGGCCGCGGCTATGCGCTGCAAGCCGAATTCTACGCCCGCGGTGCGGGTGCGGAGCTGGCGCTCGGGGCGATGGCGATGGGGGCGCGGGCCGATCAGGCGGTCGAGATCGCCTGCCGCTATTCGGTGTGGTGCGAGGGGCCCGTTCAGCGGCTCTGTCTGGCAGGCGCGGAATTCGACTCCATACGAAATCGGGGGCTGCGATGACATCTCGTCCGTCCGCATCTTGTCCAGGTGTTCCCTCGATGGCGGACCTTTGGTCGGCAGGCACTGACATGCCTGCCTTACTCCGTCGATGGTCACCCTGGGGATGACGCTCGCCACGATCTGCACGAACGTCGCCCAGGATCTCGGCATCGACGATCCGCCGACGCCGATTTTTGGGTCCAAATTGCCGACCGCGCGGCGGCTGGTGGCGCAGGCGCGCCGGGCGTTGTGGGCGCTCGGCCGCCGGGCCGCCTGGGCGCCGCTGGTGATCGAGTACACGTTCACCGCCAATGGCCAGTCCGACTATCCGCTGCCGGCCGATTTCCTCAAGGTGATCGACGACACGGTGTGGGAATCGACGCGCTATTGGGCAATGCGGGGCGCGCTCAGCCCGCAGCAATGGCAGCGCTATCGGCGCTCGATCTATGGGCGTGCGACGCTCTGGCGGCGCTGGCGGATTCGCGTGCCGTCGGGTCAGGGGGCGGGCTCCAGCCTGACGTTCTCGCTCGACCCGACGGTCGGGGCCGGCGATCACACATCGCAATTCGTGTTCGAGTACCAGTCGAGCAACGTGGTCCGTCATGCCGATGGCTCGATGGGCAATGACTGGAACGCCGACACCGACACCGCGATCATCGGTGAGTTTCTGATCGAACTCGGCACCCGCTGGCGGATGCTGCGCCGCATCGGGCTCGACTATGCCGAGGAGCGCGACGAGTACGACCGCGAGGTCGACAAGGCGGTGGCGCGCTCGGGCGGCATGATGACCCTCAACCTGGTGCCGTGGCACCAGGACATCGACTTTATCGGCCAGTTCAGCCTCGGCGCGTTTCCGCCGCAGCCGCCGGCGACAACGCCGGCCGAGCCGCTGCCCTATGACATCGCCCGGCGCATCGCCCCCTTTGAAGGACCGCAGCCGCGCCCCGATTGGCTCGATCGGCCGCCGCCCTTGCGACCGGCTCCCGCGGGCCAAGGACAGGCGGCCGCCGCCGGGGACGCGGTTCGTGCTGCGTTGGTCCGCGCCTCGGCGCCGGTGTGGTCGACGGAAGCGCCGGCCGCACCGGCGGTCCGGCAACCGCTTGGCCCGGTTTCTCCCTCCGAGCAATGGCCACCCGGCACATGAACGGTTTTGGCATGTACCCAACGGCGCTGCGGGCCGCCGATCCGCTGACCACCGGGGCTCCCGGCTATGGCATGATGCCGGGGGCGGGCTCGATCGGTCTGCCTCCGGGGCTTCCTTCAGGAGCTCCAGCGCCACCGATGAATCCGCAAGCCATGGCCGCTGCACCCTATGGCAATCCCGGGGCACAATCTGTCTTGCCGGGCGGTATGCCGCTTCCTTCAGGGGCTGCGGCGCCACCGATGAATCCGCAGGACCTGGCCGCTGCACCCTATGGCAATCCCGGGGCGCAATCTGTCTTGCCGGGCGGTATGCCGCTTCCTTCAGGAGCGCCAGCGCCGCCGTTAGCCGCGACGCTGGCCGGTCTGTTTGGCGGGGCGGTCGGGCCGCAGGCGGCGCGTGCCGCACAATTGCCGATGGCGCAGCAGGCCCAGCTTTATGGCGGGGCGCAGACCCCGGCTTTTGGCGGCGGCGGTCTGGCGCCGGGCGATGCGCTGGCGGCATTGCTCGCCGGGACCAATTTCTGATGTCGGAGGCGCGCCGCCAGGCGCTTGCCGCGGGGCGCCGCCAGATGCGCGCCCGCAAGATCACGCAGCCCGAGGTCCTGCCGGCGCCGATCAAGGGCTGGAACACGCGCGATCCCTACGAGGCGATGGACCCGCAGGACGCGATCACGCTCGACAATTGGCAGCCCGACTATGGCGGGGTGCGGCTGCGCGAGGGCTGCCAGGTCTATAAGACGCTCGGCTGGGCCAACGTCATGTCGCAGCCGGCCGCCCCGGTCACCACATTGGCGTTCTGGCGGGTCGGCACTGCCCAGCAGCTACTCGGCGCGCAGGCCGACAAGATCTGGTCGGTCGACGCGCAGACCGTCCTGGGCAGCGGCTTTCAGAGCTCATGGTGGCAGACCGCGCAATTCAACAAGCACCTCTTTTGGGTCAACGGCGTCGACCCGCCGCAGGGCTATGACGGCACGAGTTTGGCCGCGGCCGGCTTTGTGCGGGACCCGACCAGCACTTTCACGCTCAATGTCAACGATCTGATCGGCGTCGCCGCGGTTCACAACCGCCTCTATTTCTGGACCCTGCAGGATTGCGGGTTCTGGTATGGCGTGCTCTACGGGATCGCCGGGAATTTGAACTACTTCCCATTTGAGATGACGCTCGGCGATGGCGCCTACCTGGTCAATGTGCAGATCCTGACCTATGACGGCGGCACCGGCATCCAGGCCTACACGATCTTTGTGATGTCGACCGGTGAGATTCTGACCTATCAGGGCACCGACCCGTCGGACCCGAACAATTTCTCGCTGGTCGGGATCTATACCACACCGGCACCTCTCGACATGCGCGCGGCGTGCCGTTATGGCGGCGACAGCTACATCGTCACGAGCTCGGACTACACCAAGCTCTCGCAGCTGATGATCGCGCTCAAGCTGGGTGCCGTGCCGCCGCGCTCAAAGGCCGCCGGCGCCTGCCAGGCGGCGGTGACGCAAGGCCGCGGGCTCAAGGGCTGGCAGGCGATCTATTGGGGGTTTGGCCGGCGCCTCGTCGTCAATGTGCCATTGACCTCGTTCGACGCGGGCGGCAACCCGCAGTTCGAGCAGCATGTCTACCACACCGGGCTCGACGCCTGGTGCCGCTATCAGGGGCTCGGCGCCTATTGCTGGGTGGTGATGGGCGACCAGCTGCTGTTTGGCGGCAACAACGGCATGGTGGTGCAATTCGGCCTCCCCGGCGGCGACGAGCTCGTCAAATTGACGCCGCCTTGGGGGACGAGCGCGTGGAGCACGACCCCCTGGCAATTGCTCGAATACCACCCGATCACCGCCAATGCGCAGCAGGCCTGGAACCTGTTTGGCACGCCCTTGCAAAAGCGGGTGGCGGCGATCCGGCCGATCATGCGCAGCGCGCAGACCGTGCAGTACACCTTTGGCCTCGGCTTTGATTACAACGACCCGGTACTCGACCTTTCTGCCGCGCATGTCGGGCGCCCCACCCCATGGAACACGACACCCTGGGGCACGCCCTGGGAGCGGGCGGCCGAGACCGATACGATCTGGTACATCGCCGAAGGCGACGGGTCGGCGATCTCGGTGGCGCTGTCGACCGTGACCTCGACGCCGCAGCCGCTGATCTGGATGCGCACGGATCTGCGGATCGAGCCGGGGCAGGCGCTCTAAGCAAAAGACGGCCGCTGCCCCGGCGCCCGCGGCGGGAAATCGATTTTAAGGGCCGCCTGGGGGCCGTCTCCCGGACCCTACCTACCCTGGCCGGCACTCCCGGCTTGGCCACTCACGCCTGATGGGGCGCGCTCGCCGGTGGCAAGAATCGAGATCATCACCGGATGGGACGCTACACTGGCCGATTGGGTCGGCAAGAACCTCGGTGTCGACCTCGGGCCGCGCTGCGTGGCGGTCGGCTTTGCCGATGGCGGCGAGCTCCTGGGTGCGATCGCCTATCACAACTTTCAGTGGCCGAACATCGAGGGCTCGATCTGGTCGACGAGCTCGCGCTGGTGCAACCGGCGAACTCTGTTCGCCTGCTTCTTTCATCCGTTTCTCGCCATGAAGTGCAGGCGCTTTGGCGCCAACACGGCCGTTACGAACCAGCCCGCAGGGGCATTCCTCCAACGGCTCGGCTTTCAGCTCGAGGGCACCGCCCGCCAGGCGGTGTACCATGGGGGAGGGGTTTGCGATGCGGCAATCTACGGCATGCTGGCGCATGAATGCCGCTGGCTGGGGCGGCTGCGGCCGCCGCCGCCCGCGGATCCATAGCGATCAATGCAAGGGCGGCGGCGGCAGCAGCGGCGGCGGCGGCGGCGGGGCCAGCGTCGACCCGCTCGCGCTCTCCAATGCGCAAGGCCAGCAGAATATCAACACGGCCGAGACCCAGGCGCAGCTGAACGCCATCAACACGTTCTCGCCTTACGGATCGACCGTCTACCAGCCGGGCCAGATCGACCCGTCGACCGGGAAGCCCTCGTCCTACAACGCCACGCAGTCGCTGTCGCCCGAGTTTCAGCAGCTGTTCGACACGCAAACCGGGCTGGCGCGGGCGGTGGCCGGCGCCGGGGCGCCGTTTGCCGCGGCCGCGCCCGGCATGGCGACGACCGGCGCCGGCATCCTGAGCCGGGTCGGCGACCTCGCCGGCACCTTGCCGACCAACATCGATCTCTCGGCGGTCCCCAATATCGGCATGTTGACGCCGGGGTCGTTTCGCACCGATGTGACCGGCGGGGCCGGCGGTCAGCCGCTGAGCCAGGTGCAGACCGGCGTCAACAGCAATTTCCCGCAGCTGGTCCAGCAGGCGCAGGACGCCGCCTACAAATCGCAGACCCAATACCTCGACCCGCAGTTCAACCAGCAAGAGGAGAGCTTGCGCCAATCGATGGCCGATCAGGGCATCGAGGAAGGTTCGCCGGCCTTTTCGCGCGCGATGGGCGATTTCGACCGGCAAAAGCAGATGGCCTATCAGTCGGCGCAGAGCCAGGCGGTCTCGGCCGGCAACGAGCAACAGCGGGCGCTGTTTGGCCAGGCGCTCGCCGGCGGCCAGTTCACCAACCAGGCGCAGCAGCAGCTGTTTGGCCAGGGTATGAGCCTGGCCGATCTCTACAACCAGTCGGTGCTCGGCGCGCAGGGCGCCAATGTCCAGGCGGCGGCGAGCAATCTGGGTCGCGCGCAAGCGGCCTTTGGGGCACCCTATACCGCGGCCCAGGGGCTGACCGGGCTGGGCACCAGTATCTACGGCACCGGGCTCGGCAGCCTCGCCGGCGTATTGCCGGGGGTCACCGCCTGGCCGACCGGGGCGACCGGCATCCCCAACCTCGCACCCGGTACGGCGACCGGGGTCAGCCCGACCAACGTCGCCGGTGCGGCCGTGGCGGCGAACCAGGCGCGGGCGCAGAATTTTGCGCAGGGGCAGACGAACCTCTCGAACATGCTGGGGTTTGGCAATCTCGGCTCGCAGGCGCTGACCGGGCAGGGACTGTTTGGCTCGGGCGGGTTGCTCGGTGGCGGGTTGTTTAGCGGCGGCGGTGGCGGGTTGTTTAGCGGCGGCGCCGCAGCGACCCCTGCCGAAGCCTTCTTGTCCAGTGGGGCCACGACCGGCGGTGCCGCCGACGCCTTCTTGACCAGCGGGCTCGCGGACGCTGGGGCGGCTGCTGGCGGCGGCGGCCTCCTAGCCGGCATCGGCTCGCTCTTGGCAGCCATATGAAACCAATGGAGACAAGGAGGGCCCTGGCCGATCTTTTGGCGGACGTTGGGCCCGTCGAGCCGGCGCCGACGCTGCGCGAGCCGCCGGGCGACATCCGTGCCCAGTGGCGGGCCTTGAACGATCCCGCACACCCGAAAGACGCAATGTGGCTATCGAAAGACAACCCGATGCCGCCGGAATGGCGGGCACAGATCGCCCGCGCTCCTGGGTCGTACTCGGTCGTGGACCTCGCACACGGCACGCTGATTACCAACGACCCGGCCAAGGCGGAGCGCTTCAGGCGTTACCCAACGGAAGAAGCGCTGGCCGACGTGCTTGGTTACGTCAGGCCTAAATCGAGGCTCGATCCCAATCGAGCCTACGTTCTTCAAGCCGTGGATCCGAGCGATAACGTCATTACCGAGATGGCGGTCGAGCCGGAGGATGAGCGGCAGGCGAGACGGACCCTGGAACGACACGGAATCGTCAGGATCAAAACCCTGGCCGAGACCGTCGCGCGCCGCCTGTCCTTGTTCAGCTTCTTCGTATAGGAGGGTCGATGCCGGACCTTGCCGATATTTTGGCGGGCGCGGGGCCGCTGGGGCCGGCCGAGCTCCAGGCGCAGATCTATGGCACTCAGGCGGCTGATCCGCGCGTGCTGGCGACGTCGTCGGGGCCGGTGGGCCAGGCGATCGGCCAGCTGAGCGGCCAATTTGCGATGAACCGGGCGATGGCCGCGGCCCAGCAATTGGCCGGACAGCAGACCACCGCGATGCCCGACATCGGCAAGTATCTCTCGGCCGAGGATCCGGTGCGGGCCGCCGCAGCCGACGCGAGCGGCGACCCGGCGGCACGCTGGGCGATGCTGCGCTCGTCGCCCGAACAGGTGGCGCAGATGCGCGAGCTGCAGTCGAGAGCGGCGCTGCAGCGCGCGCAGGCCGTCCTGCCGACCGCGCGCGGCGGGATGATCACGAGCGGCGGCGGCGGGATCCCGACCTTGCCCGGAGCCACCGGCGGCACGTCGCCGCTGGTTCCTGGTGTCGGCACGGCGGCGCCGTCGACGCCGGCGCCGCCTGATCCGGCTCCCGGCCTGGTCTTGCCGCCGGGCAAGGCGCGCATGGACTGGCTCCAGCATACGCCGGGCGGGGCGGCCGCCATCTTGGCGCTGGCCAAGCGGCGGCAAGCGGGCGGGGGTGGCTGATGGCGCGCGGCACCGGCTACCAGCTCAGCCAATATGAGCCGCTGATCGTCCAGTCGGCGCGGCAAAATGGCATCAGCCCGAACCTCTTACGCAGCATCCTCAAGCAGGAGTCGAATTTCGATCCCTCCCAGACCGGTCAACAGACCCATCTCGGCACGGCCAAGGGCATCGCCCAGCTCACACCCGACACGCAGGCCGAGCTCGGGGTCAAGAACCCCTACGACCCCAACGAGGCGATCCCGGCGGCGGCGCGCTATCTCGCGAAATATCGCCAGGTCGGGGTCGACAAGGGTGCCGCCAACCCCGACGCCTATGCCGCGATGGTCTATAATGGTGGCCCGGGCTTTAACGGGCCCGATGAGGTCGGCTATGCGACCAGCGTGCTGAACCATGCCGGGAATTTCGCCCAGGCGGGCGCGGGCGGTCAGCAGGGCGTTATCCGCGGCTCGGCGAATTTCGCCAAGGCGCATCCCGATATGTTTGGTGGTGATCCTAGTCAGCCTGGCTGGGAGGACAAGAACCTGACGACGATCAGCTCGCCATCCGGGGTCAAATTTCGCGTCAACGGTGCCGCGGCCGGGCCCTTTCAGGGCTTTATCAACGAGCTCGAAGGGAGGGGTTACAACATCGATCCCGCTCAGAGCTCCGGCTATGCCGCGCGCAATATCCGTGGCGGTCACGACCTCTCGGAACACGCCTACGGCAATGCCATCGACGTCAATGCGGCGAGCAATCCGATGACCGCGGGCGGCGGGCCGATGCAGACCAATCTGCCGCCAAATGTCGGTGATATCGCCGCGCGCCACGGGCTGGTCTGGGGCGGTGATTGGACGACCCGCAAGGATCCGATGCATTTTGAGTGGGCGGGCCCGGATACAGTGCGACTAGCCAGCGCCGGGGTCTCCGATATCCCGGAATGGACAACTCGGCCACGGCCGGCCGAGGCTGCGGGGCCCTCGGCGGCGGGTGCGCCTCAAGGTCTGCGTCCGACCGCGGGGCCATTGCCGGCCAATTGGGCCGATGTGCCGGGCGCGCCGGCCTCGATGTCGGTGGCGCCGCCCTCGGCGTTTACCGCGAGCTCGCCTGCAGAACAGGCGCGCTGGAACGCGGTGTCCACACCACAGGGTTACGAGGCGGCGGTGCGGGCGCTCGCCGGTATGGGGACGAGCTCGCCGGCGTCGAGGGTCACCGAAGACCCGGGGCGCAGCGTGCCGACGGTAATACCGCGGACGGGTCCGAGCCCGGGAGGGCCGCCGGTGATCACCGGGCCCGGCAGCCCGCCGCCGCCGGAGGGCGGTTGGCGAGGCTGGGCCGGGGTTCCGGGCGCTGCCGGCTCGCCCTCGGGGCCGGCGGATCCGATCGCGGCACTCGCCGCGGTCGGTCGCGGCGAGGTGACCCCGGCGAGCTATTGGCAAGGGCAGCCGCCGCCGCAAGCCGGCCGCGGCGACTACGTTGCTCCGGCCGGGCCGGCCGGGCCGGCGGGGCCGCTGGTCTCCTCGCCGACGCAGCCGGTCTATAATCAGGCCACCAGCCGGTTTGAGCAGGTCCCTCGGCCGCCCGCTGTAGAGCCTGGCGCGGCCGCCGCAACGCCGGCGGCTGGCAACCGCACCTTGAGCGACGAGCAGCTCGCCCGGATGGGCCCCGAGGATGTCTATGGTGTGGTCACCAACCAGAACCTGACCTACGCCGACCAGAAGGCGCTCATTGACCGGCTCGGCGAATTGCAGCGGCAGCAGAGCAACGGAGGGCAGTGACGATGCCGTGGACCGGTCCTGGAGAGGATCCAACCGCAGGCATTCCGCCGCTGCAGGAGATGCCGGCGGATGCGCAGGCCGCGGGATTGCCGGGTGCGCCGTCCGGTGGCGGGATGCCGGGCGCCGGCGGCGGGTATGGTCCGAACGGCGCGTTCTCACTCGAGGACAGCAACACGCTGGCGCGCTGGGCGCGCGGTGATCTCGAGCTTGGGCCAGGGGCAGCGTCGACAGCGGTGCCGACCGGGACGCAAGCGGCCGCCCCCTCGGACGGCCGAAAATCGGTGGTGCCGCCGATCCCGCAGGGGTATCGGCCGCTCTACGACCCTTATCAGATCGAGCAGGATATCGCCAACAAAAGCTTGCTCGGCCTCCCGACCGGCTACTTGGAGGAGATCGCCAAGAGCCTCCGCGCCGGTGATATGGAGTATTCGAATCCGCAGACCGGCGACAGGCGGTGGCTGCCGATGCCGGGCGGGGCCAAAGACGCCGGCGCCCAGGTCGCGGCCGGTGCCGAGGGGCTGAAAACCACCGCCACCCATGCGGCGGCAGCACCCTATGAGACGGTGAAGGCGCAGGTCTGGACGCCGCAGGGCATCGTCGAGATGGACTTGCCGCGCGATCAGTACAATGCGGCGGTTGACCGGATGTTTGGCCCAGGCGGTTCGGGCGCTAGTGGTCCGGGCGGTCCCGGTCCTGCGGCGGGCGGTCCCGGCCCTGCGGCAGGCGGTCCCGGCTCTGCGGCAGGCGGTCCGACGCTGGCCGGCCAGCCGGTCGCCCGGCCTGGCGCGCAGGAAGGGTTTCAGCGGCTCGGCGAAATCAACGCCGCGGCATCCGATGCCTCCCTGCAAGCGCAGAACCTGCAGGACATCAAAAATCTGATCCCCGTCGTCGGAAAGACCGGCTGGGGTGCCGACACCAGAGCGCAGGCCGCCAAGATCGCCCAGGGATTGGGCGCCACGCCCGAGCAGACGCAGGCGCTCTTCAGCATCAATCCGAATGACGCCGACGCATTGCAAAAGCAGTTTGTGCGCTTGTCGACCGCGGCGGTGCGCCAGATGGGGGCGCGTGAGCCGGGCAGCGTGATCAACCTGTTCCAAAAGGCCTTTCCCAGCTTTGAGACGACGCCGCCGTCGCTCGACCACATGGTCAACCTGATGCAGATGGAGCAGCAGCGGGCTCTCGATAAGCGCGACTTTGTCAACAACGCGCTGACGGCGCCGGGCGGCTATGGGGCGGGCGGCATGCCGGGCCTGCTCAGCCAGGCCGAGGCCAACTTTGATCGCCAGTCGGGCGACACCTATCTGCGCGCGGCCAACGCGATGACGCCGAATTCGCCGCTGCCCAGCTGGACCCCCGATGCGCTCGCCGGCGGTACGAGCCCGCAGACGGCGACCGGGTTCACGCCTTACGGCAATCAGATCTACAGCCACATCCCGGCCGGTGGCACGTTCTACGATCATCTGGGCCGACAGCAGACCAAGCCGAGGCAATAGCCGATGCCGTTTCCCTGGGAGAGCCAAGCTACCCCTGACGCCGCGGCGGCCCCCTCCGCACCGATCCCGTTTCCCTATGACGTGCCGCCGCCGCCGGCAACGCCGCCGCCCGATCTGCCGGGTGTGGTCCAGCCCGGCGCTCAAGGGGTGCTGGTGCCGCCCGAGAGCCGGGTCCCGCAGGTGATCGGCGGCGGGCTGACGCGCGGCTTGACCGAGGGCGCGCTCTTGCCCGTCGACATCGCCGAGCTCGCCAACGTGCGGCCGTCGTGGCTGCCGGCCAGCCCGCAGGCGATCGGCTGGGAAGAGCGCAACCTGCCGAGCCTCGCCACGGCGCGGCCGCAGACCCCTGGCGAGCGGGTGCTGGCGGCTGGTGCCGAGGGGGTCGGGAGTGCCGCGCCGCTGGCCGTGCTCGGCGGCGTTCCGGCCGCGATCGGCGGGGCGAGGGCCGGAACGGGTGCGATCCCGCCGCTCGTCAAGTCGCTGGCCGGCGGGGTCGAGCAGGGTGCCGCCTCGGGGGCCGGCGGCGAGCTCGGCAGCGAGACGCTCGGGCCGCCGGGGCGGGCGATCGGCACCGTTGCCGGGCTCGGTCTTGGCAGTGCCGGGCTCGGTTCGATCGGCCGCACGATCGGTGCGGTAACTGGTGCGGAGAATCCGGCTGTCCAGGCCTATCGCGAGCTCGGGATCACCCCGCGGCTCGCCGGCGACGTGACCGGCAGCTGGCCCTTGCAGAAACTGCAGCAGACGGCGGCTAGATTCCCTGGCGGCGGCCGCATCGAGGCCGCAGCAAGACAAACGATCGATGAATTTGGCAATGCCGTCGAGAACGCCGCGAATAAGTTCGCCCCCGCGAAGAGCCTCCAGCAGTCCGGCATCGGGCTGCAGAGCGATGGGTATCGCTGGTACGGGGATTTCCGCGCCGCCCAGCAGAACGCCGAGAACGATGTCGCCGCCGAGATCCCGGCCGGGACGCGGGCCCGGATGGGCGGTGTCAGCAATGCCCTCGACGCGACGCAGTCGATGTCTAATACGCCGAATATCGCCAAGGTCATGCAGGACCCGGTGTTTCAGCAGCTGCAAGCGGCATTGCAGAAGGATATGCCGCCCGCGGGCGCCGATGCCGGCACGCTGCCCTGGGGCGATGTGCGCGCCTGGCGCACGAAGGTCGGTGAAAAGCTCGATGACTCATCGCTGAGCCGCGATGGCAACCAGGCCGCCTGGAACAACCTCTATGGTGCGCTGAGCCAAACGTTGGGCGACACGGCGACCGGGCTTGGCGGTAAGGCCGAAGCCGCCTGGGCAAACGCCAACAAGGTCACCCGCGATGGTGCGGCCTTCCGCGACGGTACGCTCAACAACATCATCAACAGCCGCAACCCGGCGCAGAATACGATCGATCCCGAGAATGCGGCCAATTGGGCGTTGTCGGCACAAAAAAAGGGCGGCAGCGTGCTCCAGGAGATCCGCGGCGAATTGCCGGCCGGGGCGGATGCGCTCGCCGGCTATTCGCTGCGCAACATGGCGCGCGCGGTGCCGTCGGCGCAGCTGGCCGCCGGTGATGCGATCTCGCCCGGCAGTTTTCTGACCCGCTACAACCAGATGGCGCCCGAGGCGCGGGATGCGTTGTTCCCGGCCACTCATTCAGCGGCCGGCGACATCGCCAACCTGAACACCGTCGCTGGCTCGATGAAGGATACCGCGCAGAGACTTGCCAATCCGTCAGGGACCGGGGCCGCCGTGGGGCACACCTTGCCGTGGCTGCTGATCCCCCAGGGGGCCGAGCGCGGCTATGACATCGGCAGTCGGTTTGGCCCGGTCGGCGGTGTGGCCGGCGCGGCCGGCGGTGCGGTGGCGCCGTTTGTGCCGGGCTGGGCCGGGGGACAGCTGCTGTCCCGGCCGAGCCTGACCGCGGCTATGGCGCAACCCAACGTGCTGGCGGCGCCGCGTTTGGCCTCGCGGCTCGGGCTTGCCGGGGCACTGATCCCGCAGTTGCCGTTGCGGCCGGGTGAGACCGGACGCTAAAAAATACCGGCATGGCGCGGGGATGGTGGCCAAAAGAGACGGCGCTGCAGCGCTGGCCGGCGGATTATGCCGATCTTCTCGAACGGGTGCAGCGTACCGGGCGGCTCGATGTCGGCGAATTGGCCGCCCCGCATTCCGGGGATTCCTACCAGGCCTTTTATCGGCGCCGGCACGGCGAGCACGCCTTTGTGTTTTTCACCTGGGAGGAGGTCCGCGCCTACGAGGTTGAGCACGAAGAGCGGCAAAACCCAGGGCGTGCGGCCAGGCTGCAAGCGATATGGGAAGCCGAGGAGCGCGCCAGGCGCCAGGCCAAAGAGGATCTCGCCGCCCGCCGGTGGCAGGCCGAGGAAGCGCAGCGCGAGCGGGAGCGGCGGATCGAGGAGGTGCGGCGGCGGATCGAGGAGGTGCAGCGGACGCAGGATGCGGCGGGCGCCGAGGTGCTGCCTTTTATCGCGCAGGCGCGGCGTTTCTGGTTTCATTTCGGGTTTCCGAGTGACGACACAGTCTTTGTGCCAATCCGCGTCACCAAACCCTTTAGCTTCAAGGTCGGCCGCGACACGATCGATTTCCCGGTCAATCAATGGTGGGTGCCGCTGCCGGTGGCGCTGGAGCTCGCCGCGCAAAATCTGGCGCTGGCGGCATAACCCCGGTTGCCGGGATTAGCCGTGATACAGGATCAGCAGCACGAAGCCGAGCAGCAGCCAAAACGTGGGAGACCTGAGGAGAGCTTGCGCGAGCACTCCGAGGAACGGGCCGATCACGACCATCGATAGCCCGAGGAAAAGCCAGGTCGGCATCATCAGCGGGTCCTCCCCTAAAGCTCGGTGATCGCGCCCGAGGGGGCGCGCAGCATGATCTTGAGATCACCGCGCCGCCGGCGGGCCGCGCGGGCGCAGGCCTTGAGCTCGTCGGCCTCGAGGCTCTTGGCGTGAAAGACCAGGTGCGGCTGGCCGCTCTCTTCGCGGGTGATCGTTAGATGCCAGGCCGCCCGCCGGCTGCCGCCGGTCGCGTCCAAGATCATGGCAGCCTCGGCGGCTGATCGAAATGCACGGCGACCGGCTGATCGAAGTGCACGGCGACCCTTTGTCTGATCGTCCGTTGGAATGGTCATGGTCATTGTCCCGGGGCGACGCTCATGCCCGTCCCTCGGGCGGCAGCGGGATATTCTCGGCAATGATCTCAAAGCCGTTCTGTTGCATCATTTCCCGCAATTGCTGGGCGCAGGCCGGGCACCACCAGCCATCGCGGCTACGCTGGTCCGGTGGGTTGATAACAAACACCCAATCTTCACGTCCTGGCGCCGGGCTGAGAGCATAACACTTGTGCGGCTTGGGCTTGCCGGAATGACAAATTGACGGCTGGTCATAACCGGCTATCGGGCCAGTACAAAAAAAAATCAAATCGAGCATCCGAGGGCTCCCTTCCTGGGCGCTGGGTGGGGGCCCATTATATGGCCATTGGCCATCGCGAAACAAGAGAGGATTTGCCAGCATGCCGTGGCAGTCGGGCGGCAACTTCAACCGCCTTCACTCGTGGGTCGCGGACGCCGCGGCCGGGTTCGACATCCTTGCCGACCGCATGGATGCCGACACCAACGACATCACTCAGGGGCTGATGCGGACCGTCAATCTCGACGGTTACACAACGCCCTCGGCAAACCTGCCGATGGGCGGGTTCAAGCATACCAGCGTCGCCCCGGCGTCGAACCCGACCGACTATGCCCGGTTCGACCAGGTCGTCGCCAACACCGGCAATCAGACGGTCAACGGCAATCTGACGGCGACCGGCACGCTCACGGTCGCCGGCGGGACCACGCTCAACGGCGGTGTGACGGTCGCCGGCGGTGGCACCCTCAGCGGCAATCTGGCGGTCGGGCAGAACCTGACCGCCGGCAACTACGCGCAGCTGCCGACGACGCTGATCACCGGGCCCGCGACCCTGAACTCGACCCTCGCGGTCGCCGGCGGGGTCACGCTCAACGGCGGAGCGAACGTCAACGGCGGGGCAACGATCGATGGGCTCAGCGTGACCGGTGCCGCCGCCGTGGCCGGCGGGGTGACCTGCGGCGGTCTGACCGTCAACGGCGGGGCCACGGTCAGCGGTCCGCTGTTCGCGACCGGCAACCGCATCGTGGTGGAGGGGAGCAACGCGCCCAGTCTGACCATGTACAACACATCCGGTGCGATTTCCGGCATGTGGGTCGGCACGAGCGGGCTCAATTTCGGGGCGATGGACGGCTCCGGCAATCCGACGGCGGCCTGGGGCTATTTCGGCGCCGACGGCAGTCTCGATCTCGACTTTGGCCTCAACGTCACCGGTTACGCGCAGCTCAACGGCGGCGCGCGGGTCCAGAATGGCGATCTCAATGTCTACGGCGGCGCCTACAAGCCCGGCGGCGGCGCCTGGGGCGACACTGCCTCCGATGTGCGGCTAAAGCGGAACATCGCGGATTACCCGGCGGGGCTCTCCGCGATCCGCCGGCTGCGCCCGGTGTCGTACCAGTTCAACGGGCAGGGCGACACGATCGCCGACGGCAAGACCTATTACGGGCTGGTGGCGCAGGAGGTGCTCGGCGTCATGCCGGAAATGGTCGGCGAAAGACTGACCGAGCGCCGCGACCCGATCGCGCAGCCTTACTACACGCTGGACGCCACACCGCTGATCTACGCCCTGGTCAACGCGTTAAAGGAGGTCGTGCAGCGCCTCGAAGCATTGGAACACAGCTGAGGATCTCCTCCCATGCGGGCGCCACGGCACCGGCTATCGGACCCGGCACGCAAAATTTCTGAGGCACTCGACCAGCGCCTGGTGCATCTCATTGACGAGGCGAGCCGCTTTCTGCCTGCGGGCTGGCGGCTCGAGGTGACCTCGGGCCATCGCCCGGGGGCGACGGTGGCCGGCACCCGCGGCGGGGTCTCGCAGCACGCCTCGGGGCTGGCGATCGACGTGCAATTGGTCGATCCGCAGGGGCGCCATGTGCCCAACAAGACGCGCGACCAGCGCGGCCAGATCTGGGAGGAGTATCGCAAGCTCGCCGATCTGGTGTTCCATTGCCAGCGGGTGCTCTATCCCGAGCTCGAAGGCCGCCTGGCCTGGGGCGGCAAGTTCACCTTGGTCTCGGGCGAGTGGGATGTCATGCACTTTGACCTCGGCGGTTTTCGCGGCCGCGGCCATTACCAGCCGCCGGGCAAGGACGGCGTCCCCGAGACCATGCTCGCCGCGCTCGAGCCGGGTGATGATTTGCCGCCGGCTGCCTGATGGCTGATGCCACGCTCGGCATCGTCGAGAAGATCCTCGCCTTTGTCGACCGTCCCTGGAAGATCATGGCGGTGGTGGCGCTGGCGGTTACCGGCGTCATCGGAGTGACGTTGTGGGAACGCCGCGGCGAGCTCGCCGAAAGCGTGCTGGAGGGCTGGGTCAAGCCGCGGCTCGAACCGGAGCGGTTCACCCTCAAGCTCGGGATCGAGCTGATGCAGCAGGCGCGCGCCGACCTGGTCGTGCTGGTGCGCATCGATCTGCACAACAATCTGGCCACCAACATCGAGGGGTTTGCTCGCGAGGATCCGGCCTGGAAGCCGCCCACAAACCCGCGCCCGGTGTTCTATTCGGTGCGCGACCCGCTGGAGCTGATCGCGATGATCGAGGGACATACGGTCTGCCGCGATATCGATACCTCGGACGGCAGCGAGGAAACCCGCGCATTGGCGGCACTCGGCATGCGCCGGCGCTGCGTGGTCGCCGTACCGCCGGTGCTCGATGCCTTGGTCGGGGCGCTGACGATCGCCTGGCGCGCGCCGCTCGGCGCGGAGGCCGAGAGCGGCGCGCAGCGCCTGCTCTATGTGGCGGCGAGCCGCCTGGCTTCCTGGTGAGCAGACCGCTCGGGATTGATCTGTTCTGCGGCCTCGGCGGTTGGACCGAGGGCTTGCTCCTCGAGGGGTACGGCGTCGTGGGCTTTGACATCGAGGCGCACCGATACGGCGATCACCACTACCCGGCTCAACTCGTGGTGCAGGACGTGCTTACGCTACACGGCTCGCAATTCCGCGACGCGGCGCTGATCGTCGCCTCGCCGCCCTGCCAAGCCTACAGCTACCGGGCGATGCCTTGGAAGCGCGCCAAGGCCCTACCGCCGCCCGACAACACGCTGTTCGAGGCTTGCTTCCGCATCCAGCGCGAAGCGTGCGAAGCGGCCGGGCGACGCATCCCGATCGTGGTCGAGAACGTCCGGGGCGCCCAGCCGTGGGTCGGCCGAGCCCGCTGGAACTACGGCTCGTTCTACCTCTGGGGCGATGTCCCGGCGCTGATGCCGAGACCGATCGGCGGCGTCAAGGTGCCGGGTATCGACTGGAACCGAGGCGACAGTTTCAACGGAACGAGCGAAAAGCGATTTCGCGAGGAAATCAAGAATACTGGCGGTTCGTGGTTCAACATCGCCCACAACACCACCAGCGGCACGGGACAGAACCCGGATGGGCGCAAGGTGCCTGGAGGTGGTGCAGAAGGATGGTTTGGCAGCAATGATCATCCGTTGCGGCAGCACAGTTCGGATTCTCCGCGCCGCAAAGCCGCCAGCGCCATGATCGCCAAAATCCCGCTCCCGCTCGCCCGCCACATCGCCGCCGTCTATCGATAGAACCGATGCGCAAATCGCGCGCGCAATCGTCAGCTGCGTGTCCGCGCAAGCAATCTGTCCAAATTCCCCTATAGAGGGGTAAGGGGCAATCGGACTTGGGCTGTGCGTTCCGGTTTCATTCACGCAGAACATCTGTTCATGAACAACGCTAACGAAACGCTGACGACAATTTGTTCATGCGACAGACCGCCGCAGCGGCGGACGGCGAATTTCTTGCGGCCGGGGGTAACCCGGACCCGGCCGCAAGAGTGCAAATCCGGGTAGTCGCTTCCCAACAACCCAGAAGGAAATCAACGATGCCGTTTGTCGAAGGCTATCTCGAAGAGAAGATCATCGTTAAACCGGGACGCCCGGCGCACCCGATCGCGCCCGGTGGTCCGCCGCCGGTCGTCGACAATTCGCTGCCCGAGATCCCTGGGCCGGTCGATCCCGGCTGGGGCGTGCCGTTGCCGCCGGTGATTTCTCACCCGATCCCGCCGGGGCCATCGCACCCGATCGTATTGCCGCCGACCTATCCGGTAGACCCGGACTACGGGCTGCCGCTGCCGCCGACGGTCTGGCCGCAGCCGCCACGCCCGGTCGACCCGGACTATGGGGTGCCGGTGCCGATCGATCCGGCCCACCCGATTTATCTGCCGGTCGCCCCCAACAACGATCTGCCGATCCCGCCGGGCGGCGTCTGGCCGCCATTGCCGCCTTACGTTTCGACCGGGCCGGTCGGGCAACTGATGTGCTTTGTGTGGATCCCGGGGGTCGGGTATCGGTGGACGACGATTGACGTCAACCTCAAACCCACGCATCCGATCGTCATCCCGCCCTCGACGGTGCCGAGGCCGCCGATGGCACCGGACGGCGTTCCCACGCACCCGATCGCAGGTGGGCCCGAGGCGACGCATCCGATCGCCCCGGGCGGCCCTGTCGTCACGCAACCGATTGCACCGCCGCCAGCGCCGGCCCATCCGATCGATCCGGGCGGGCAGCCGGCGCCGCGGCGGTAAGCGACCTCCCCGCGGCCGGCCGGTTCCCTGCGGCCGCGCACCTCGAGGCCGCCGTCCCCACGACGCGGGACGGCGGCTTTTTTTTTGCCGATTCGGTCCCCTGGCCGGGGCGGCCGGGGCGGTCGGGCAACCCCGTCGAGGGGTCCGCTGGGCGCGCTCGACGCGGGTTGCGCCCAGTACTTTGGGGTGTAGCGTCCAGCGGCCTATTCTTTGATATCCACCCTCGCAGAAAGGAGCCTTCTCTCCCCCCTAGCAGCGCCGGCGGCCGCGTAACTTTTCCGGTCACGATCGTGCGATGAAAAAGTTACAGGGTGGCCGGCGCCATC